AGCCACCAGCATTGGAGTTATGCATTCCTTGAACGATATGGCCTGAGTCTGTGTCGAGGATCTCCTGGGTATGGGTTACTACGCCATCGTCATCGATGGATACTGAAAGTGTCCGGTTTGATGGTATGTTTTCAAGGACAACAGGTTTTCCTTCAACCATAACGACACTGACTTCGGGTAAATTCAGCTTTTTAGATTTGTTGTAATATAATGCTCTGCGGCCATGCCCGTAATAACCATACATTTCTCCTAATGAGATACGCTCTTTAACATCTGCTCGATTAAAAGTATTTCTCACCGAATCAAGAACATATTTTCTTCCGTTTTGAGGTGTATGCTTTCGAATAGTTTCAACTAAAGAGAAACGGTCGGTCACAGTTTTTAAACTTTTCATTACTTAACTCCAAATTAGTTGCTAAGAGCAAACTTAGCAAAGTTGATCAGTTGCTCTACAGTCCACGTTTCAGGGGTGTTAGCTGCACTTCCCGGAGCTGATTCGTACATGTACTCATCATTCCCATCATCGTTTGCCGTGGCCTTAAATTCTTTTATCATTGCAGTCAACGTTTCATCATCAATATGCAATTGCTCAGTAAACAGATAGCGCATAAATGTTGGGCTACCTGCTAACTTAGGGCTATTCTGAATAGCCTCCATAATCTGAGAAATAATTGCGACAAAGTTAGCACGAGCATCTAACTCCCTATTTTCCTCTTCTTGTATAGCTGTATTCATGGAATTAAATTGGAGTAAATACGGACGAGCATTAGCCGGATATACCTTCCCATACTTATACGCAAGGTGAATATCTATCAGGCGATGCATACACACTTTCGCAGCGAATCGGATCCAGTTGCCGCGAAGTGCCGCCTGAATTGCCGTCTGTTGCCACCCGCCTTCACCAAGCCCTCCGCTCATCTGGTCTGCCCAACCAAGCATTGTTGCATCGATACCAAGACTGGCGGCCAGCTGTCGCAGGTGAAACATGATGTCCTCAATTCCTGAGATATCAGCGGGAATGTACTGAGTGTCGATCGTAACGCCGTTCTTGCCATCCCCCATTACCGGGATCAGATGGTTGAACACTGTTGGCAGGTAATTCCCGTTGATAGACTTCTGGGCCATAGACTGCCCATGGCGCATCAGCGCCTGGCCAACGTTATTTGTGTACTGAGCGGCGTTAACTGGGTCAATTGTGTTGGTCGTGAGTGCGATTAGCCGGTCAATCTTTGCCGCGTTATTGCGTGTGGCTTTAAGTGAAGCCAGTGCAGCACATAGGTTCAGATACGGCTCGTAGCTATGCTCCAGGAAGGAGGTGCCGTAATTCTGGGTTTCCATCAGCTGCTTTTCTGATTGCTCACTGAGAAGACTATACCCACGCGTGCCGGTGGTTATTGGAATAATGTTGTGTTGAGGCACCCAGTATGGGTTTTTCATGGATACCAGCTTCCAGGGCTCTGCTATTTTTCGAGCCATTGAGCCGGAATCAAGCAGGTAATCGCCACCGAAGCCAACAAGATCAGGCCCGCGCACAAACTCCTGTATGAAGTGTGGCAGCGTGTAATAGCTGCTTTCCATGCTCGTAATGCCTTTGCCTTTTTCGGCATATGGCCGGAGGTATGACACTCCAAACACGGCCATAATCATTGCCCATGACGGCAACCCAGTGTTTATCATTTCACCCAGATCATCAGTCAGCTCTGCGCATCGTCTAATTGCCTCTTTATCGCCACTGTCTGCTGGTGCGATATTGAACGCGAGCCCCGTCTTTTTTGATGGCGCCAGTGCATGAGCTATATGGATGTTGAGCGCGGTTGAGATGGTGGGACTCTTCGCCATTTGATTGAGAGTGGCGTAACGCTGTATCCGATCAGAAGGAAGCTCTGCTGTCAGCGATATGGCATCCGCGACACTCGATAGAGCATTGATGTTCTTTCCACTACAGCCAGGGTTAAGCGAAGACATCCCGGAACGCGCGATTACACTGTGGCCACTGGTAAAAATAACTGGATCGGCAGGCGCTACTCCACTCCCCGCAAAGGCTTTTTTTAACGCGGTAAGTAAACCTGTTTTTCTTTCGTTGATTGCCATGATTACCATCCATATAGATATGGCTGGTAGTTTATGGAGTGTGTGATTTAGGGTGTGAGCTAAAACGCACCCGGGCGGGCCCGGGCGAATTTACTCAGAACATGGAAAAATCCAGCCCCTTCCCTTCCCCAAACTCCTGTTCCATTTCTGCGGATACAGAAGTTAGAACTCCCCGGAGATCTACTTCTCCGCCGCCAAACATGTCTCCCAATGCCTGTTGCTGGTGGGTGAGCTCGTCGTTTATTTTTGAAGCAAGGAGCTTGAATGCTGCCCCCATGCGTTTTGCACTTCGGTTGTTCGAGACAATGAATAGCGCGAGGGCTTCAGCTTCTGGGGAACTGTCACCGAACAAACCGCGCTGCGCTATAACCTCTTCAAGGGCCTGGCCATTATCTTTCGCCTCACGGACCAAGTTTATTGCTTCCTGAAGCGCGGCTATCGCCTGCTTATCCAGCCCGCCAGCCTCTTCAATGCCATCCACCAGCCCAGTAACAGCTTGTTTATGCGCATCCCCTGACAGCATCTGCATTTGAGCAAACTCACTGGCTGCGGTGTTGAGAGCTGTCAAAATGTTACGCATATCCGGGTCCGGTTCCTCTGAGACTAGCTTCACCAACCGCTCATCTTTGTAGGCCTTCGCGAATATAGCGTTTTGCACCCTGTCTATCAGCTGCTTGGTCGGGCGCCCGTCCTCAGTCAATAGCCCCGCAGTAGCAGTGTCCCCAATCTCACGAAGGAAAGCACGGATGAACGAATCGTTTGAGCGAGCAAGAAGGTTGCCGTCCTCTGAAGGATTAAAGATGGCCATCACCGCCTCTGTAAGAAACTCGGCATCGACAAATGCCTTCTCACTGGCGGCCATTTCCTGCAAATCGGAGATGTTGGAGTCTTTGGCAAACTGTGCTCGATCTACGTCGGTAATTCGTTCACGAACCAGCACCGGCATATCCATTTTTGAAATATCTTCCGGCTTCATGCCGAAGTCTTTCGAATGCTCAATCAAATACTGACGGTACTCGTCAGCCTGGCCTTGTTCGTAGGCTCGCCAGATCCCCATAGTCCGCCCGTTGCCAGATTCCACCACGTTGTCATTTCCAACGATCGGGGATCCGTGGCTACTCATTCCTGAATCGGTCAGTTGAGCCGGTCGGAGATTGGACGCAATGTTATTGACCTGTAACTTGCTAGAGAGGCGCGTTCGGTCGCGCGGCTGAAGCTCTGGCGGAAACGACTGATTAATGGTGCCGTCGAGATTGTTTGAGATGATTAGATCACGAGCGTCTACCACTTTGAATGCAGTCTTAACCTCATCTCCTTTGCTTGTTACAACAAAGCTACTTCGCCCAAGCTGGGATTGCTTAAAGCGCATTGTCGCAATAATACTGATCAACTGCTCAATAGAGTCAGCGGCCGCAAATGCCTTTGTTACAGATAGGGGCACCAGGCTATCTCCATACCGTTTATTGAATGGGATATTCTGGGGAGTATGTGATTTTGGTATAGAGTGAAAACAAAAATGGCCCCCTTTGTGGGAGCCATTCTTTTCGAGTCACCAAAGAATTACGCAGCTACAGCGCTGCTCTTGTTACGAGACTCAGCAACAAGCACTACACCGTGCTTACTTGTATCTGGATGTTCACTCCAGATATCAGATTCAGGGATGCTTTTACCATCATACTCAACACGGTCGCCGTCAAATGGCAGGTAACGCGCAGAATCTGTATCTAAGATGAATACGACCAATTCTTTAGACTCACGAGCAATATGCTGCCATAACGCTTTTCCACCGGCATATTGCTCATTATCGCTGAGTAGCGTAATATCTGCTTCAATGGCGACAGTCTCGTAAACGAATGTTGCTAAGCCAACATCTCGCATCGCACCATCTACCACAACGCCTTCAATCTGGGCAACGTCGCTATCTTCCCAGAACTTCTTAACCAGTACGCCTTCCAATTGTGGACGACGCTGAAGTTCCAGAGTAGCAACTACTTTGTGGCGCAGCTTTTCGTCAACAAGAGATGGCGTTGCTTCGATAACTGCTGCATATGGTGTTTTTCTGTCAAACAGTACCAAGTACAGGGTGTCCTGTATGGTCACTTCCTTCAGAACTTCAAACCTACGTGCAACAGTGCCAGGAGAAAAAGCCATAGGCATAATTGCCATCTTTGAGTCCCCCTTTAACAGTACAGGCATGAATGCGTCCTTGATTAATAGTAGTAGTAAAATGTGATTCTTAAACTATTTGCTAAAGGAATAGTACCATATTATTTGAATAAACAATACTTAACTACACCAAACTGCACCATGAGACAACATTGAGCCTCAAGTAGCCTCAACGCAAATTGCGTGGTGTTTTAAAGGCTCCTGAAGGAGCCTTTTATCAAAGGGAGAAACCGCTATCTTCGACCCAGTTTTCGGATTGCTCCTTTACCTGATCCAAGGAAATAAACTGCCCTACAAACTCTGATAGATTCCTCAATGTATCCAAGAAGGCAGTATGCGACTGCTTCACGAATGCTCCTGCCAGGAAGTCAGCAACGATCTGAGGGATAACCACGGGCGAATCAGGTACTGCCTCTGCCGCAGCCACTCCATACCCTAACTGCTCCATAACGCGATCAATCTCGTCATTGAGGTCGAGGAGGTCAAGGCCATTGGCAGACATTGCGCTCACCATAAGCTCATCAAGCTTGTCTGTTAGATCAAGACGTTCAAGCGCACTCAGCGTCATACTGCACCTCCGTTTTTCTGAATGGCCACCAGCAGATCTGAAAGATGACGAACCGCATCGTTGACAAGATTTTCATTCTCATCGAAAACACCCGCGCTCTGAAGAGACGCGATAGCGCCGCGAACCTGGCTCCGCGCTTCACGGAGCTGGCCCATGTCGTTGGATTCGAGGGCAATAATCGATTTCAAAAACTGAATAGCCTGATTTGCCTCGTTGTCAGCCTCTTGATGTACCGGCTCCAGCTCCGGTTGTCCCTGAGTCGTTTCAGCAAGAGCATTGATAATTTTTTTCATCATCACGCCTTCCGCTGATCCTTTAGGAAACGCCATGTGCTCCATATCTTTTCTGAATTTAGAGCGAACTGTTTTCTCGAAAGTATCCTTGTCTTCTTCTGACATCTGAAGGTATTCAGCAGCGTATTTATCGAACCCTTTTGCCACAAACGCTCTGGCGATATCAGAGTATTCACTCTCAGGCGGAAGGTACTTCAGTTCGAACTGGCGAATCTCTTCGTCGGACAGCTGCCGGTTATAGGTTATGACACCGTGACGAGCATATTCATGAAAAGCGCTACCCTCATCCGGCCTAGGGAGTACAGCCATCTGACCGCCAGGCACCGCGCCGATCCCTGCTGGGCGATTCATTAAAGCGTATTGATAAGCACCAACTTCCATCGCCTGTGGTTCTTCAGGATGCTCTTCCAAAACCGGTTCAGTTTCATCTTGCTGAATGATCGTACCGTCATTTTGAGGAGGCGGGTTTACGTCTTCATGGGTGGAGGTTCCCTGCGGATCACCATGAGCCCCCCCTGAATCTTCAACTGGCACAAGATACTTCGCAGCGTCCCCGTCACGATATGCCTTAAGCAGCACCGTTGCTGCTTTATCGACACCATCACCGGCACTCGAAATCTTGTAGGTTTCGCCACCCGGCGCAGAGATAACTATCTCATCCCCTTCGGTTTTAATGCTGGCATCTCCGACAGTGGTTTCACCATTATCGATTAGGCGCTTTTTGACTGTTCGTACCTGCTCAGTGAACTGTCTTGTAACCGTTTTTTGTGCCTGACGTTTTAACTGTTCCAGATATGCGGTTAGGTCTGTGTTTATCGCCTGTTGTGCGCGTAATTTATCATCCGCATCTGAGTAGTTCTCTTTGGCCTTACCCAGGCGAGTTTGAGCTTGGTCGACCTGACCAATAAGTACAGAACGCTCTTCCTCAAGCTTATCAGCCTCCCCCTCAAGAGCCTGGATATCCGTTCGAAGTTTGTCCTGCTTCTCCTGGGCTTTTTTGAACTTGCCGCTATTGCGCTCAATCAGGTTAGAAAGCACCTGGCATACCTGATTTAACGACACATCACGACCACCGATAGGGGCCACTACGTGAGTTACATCGCGTTTGTTCAGTAGGAATTGGAAAGCCACCAGCAAATCGTTATTTTTGATTCGCGGGCCGTCTGCCGTTGGTGAGTGGAAAATAATACTGGTTGATTGGCCATCGGAAAGAGGGATCAGTGCCGTCATGACCGGCACACCTGCAACCTTTCGCACCTTCCCAATAATCGCACCTGATACAGTATTCTGCCCTTCGACATCAACGCCAGCGTCATCGGCACCAGCACGAATATCTGTGCCATTCAGTCCACGGTTCAGAACGCGGATGAATGCTCGCATAGTCTGGGCCAGGCGTATGCGCTTGGTGGTGATAGCTTCAAACATAACGCTGACTTCTGCGGCAAGAAGCTCATCACCCATATATTCGAGTTCAACATCCTCAACGTCCGGGGATTCAAGCAAAAGCCCCTCAGTGTCGGTGCTTGAGAGCTCTTCATAGCCATCAAATGACTGTTTTTGTCCAAACAACTCATCCGCAATGCTAACCGTGGTATCGATGTTAATTTGATTACCGAGCATTAAATCTCTCCCGCTTCCAAGTTTGCGATCTCTTCTTTCAGCTGTCGCGTGATGGCCTGCTCGCTGGTCAGCCCCGAGGCTAATTGTTCGGTCTTCTGTTTCCACTCAGAAGCCTGAGCCGTAACTACGTCCAGTTTCATTTTCCCT